AGCACTGGGGCACTCACCATTACGGATGTAATCATTGATATATTTTCTAAAGAAATCACGAGACTTGCCTTGGGGTATCTTCATGAAAGGCAAGTGACGCAAGATCTTTGCAGTGAGATCGAGGTATTTAATTCCACTGGATCTTGCTTGTCTGGTATTGATGAATTCGCAATCCTCAGTAGAAGGTAAAGCAAGCCCGCACTTACCGACAGCAGTTGGAGAAACTTCAGCATAACTGGTGTGTGGTGCAAGAATTATAGCACAGTCAGTAGCAGAAGGAAAGCGATAAGTAATAGTATTGGGGGTATAGACCCGACCGCCACCAACGCCAATCCAATCAGCTTGATTAATCCCAGGAGTACGGGGAAGATAACGTAGACACAGGCGAAGAATATCAGCAACGTTACCACTATGATTTTTATCAATATCTTCATGAGTGTAGTTGATTAGTACTTTCTTTTTATTAAAGACAGACTTAGTGCCTACAAAGAAGCGACCATTATTAGGATTGATACCAAAAACGATAGCAGGTGCGCCATCATACTTGACACTTATATTGGTGCGAGCAGAAACCATCTGTTTGAGGTTATATAAAACCTGACGCTTCCCATCGAAAACGGCGTCTTCGGGGTGCTCTAGATGTTTGTTGGGCATTAAACAGGGTTTCTCAACCCTTATATAATACCATGAAAAAACCCCCATGGTGGGGGTCTTGTGCCAGTTTTTATATAGTCCCTAGTAAACCTTCACATAGACGCTGGCATTGAATTTTGTTTTACGGGAGGGGGCAAAACCACCTGCTTCCACCAATGCACGCTCTTCTTTATTAAGTCCTGTGCCAAAAGCAACGGATGCACATGCTTCATATAGATTAGTAATAAGTCGCATCTGTATTTGCTTTTGTTTAATCCCTGCTATAGAAAGACCAAACTCACCTGCCATTGCTTTACTTGATAGTTTGGCAGCATTATTCAATTCCGAAATTTTACTAAAGTCTGGTGCATTATCCTTGGTAATTTCTTTCCACAATTCACCCACATATTGTTGGAGGCGAGCATATTGTGCATCATCAAGTTTATCCAACTTTGAGTTAAACCAAGGATCAGTTTTAACTCCAATGTCACTATAATTTTCTTGGATTTGATTTAATCTTTTAACACCCTGTTTAGCAGTGCCATTAATAATTTTCGTAAAATTATCATTACCAAGTGATCCCATTTTTGCTCTTGCAATAGCTTGTTGCCCTGTTTGCACAAACTCCAATTCAATCTTTTTATTATTAACGTGATACTTAATACGAATATGTTTCTGTGATCCTGGGACAACCTTACCATTTGCAACAACACCTCTCCTTCTTGCTGCAAGCATACCCTTCAAACCTCTGCTTGAAGGTATCTGTATAGTCTCCAATGTAAAATTAATTTTCACGTCCCTATTCTCAGCAGTCATTTCAACTGTAGGGTTATTAGTTTGACCTAGTACAACTCTTTCAAAATATTCATCGCCATTCACAGTGACAACGTGCGGACTCTTCGATGGTTTCTTCAATGAAATTGGAATGATATCACCCGCTTTAAACTGCTCCATCAAAAAGTTATTGCAGATATTAATAGTTGGAGTATTCTTTCTCCCCTTTATCATCCTATTGAAATGCACTTGGTTTATAATACCCTTCTTTGACATAACCCAAATGTCTGCGGGATTCCACTTATCCTCTCCAGGAAGTCCTAGTTTTTTCTTGGCAAGAAGGTATGCTGTATATGGATTTGCACTAAAGGTAGATGCATCAAAGATCTTATCATTAAAGACTTTCACATCTTTCCCAAGATTAAATTGATCTTTAACTTTCTTCATTGCCAATCCTTGAGTATCAATCCAATACTCATTTGTTGCAATAGGTTGAGATCCAAATCTAGCAAGTCTATCCCTAAAGATTGATGAATTTAAATTAAATCCTCCAGGTGTAACCATTAACGGTTTACACTTATTAAATACATCGGATTTAAATTTTACATCTGACCCATTGATATCCAATGAGTTTTGCATTGTTGATGCTTCACCAAATACAATAGCATACGCTAAACAGTATTGCGCTAATACTTCCGAATAAACCTCAGTATCTCTGCCACCAATTTTATCGCTACTAGAAGCTTTCATTGGTTTCACATTTTCTTTCCAAAGATCGGTAACTTTTACTGTACCACCACCCTTTGTTGGAAATTCAAAAGCTCCTTTTGGAGTACCCGACATCAAATATCTTCTCACTTGAGCAACGGTCACCTGCTCCTTCATTTTTTGCACCATTCTCTTAGTGTTTGGTTTATTATTAGATGCAATAACAACTTCACCATCTTGACCTTGCGGTCCAAGTTTAAATGATTGCCCTTTGTCAACCATTTCAATAAATGGCCACCAGTATTTTAATAGTCCCGTTTTACTGTCAACTTTAGATAAATCAGTTTTGCTTAACTTTGCCATTTACTCTAAAGGATCGTCAAGACTATTTAGATAATCCTTTTCATTTTGATAAATTTTTTTCTGTCCAGACCAGATCTCATAACCTTCTACAAGATCTGGGATCAACCATTGGTCCACCCGATAGCAATACTTCCAATTGACAGGTTGAATACAATTCATCACGACAACTTGGAAGAATGCTACTAGGTGGATCCAGAAACTATACATTAGGACGTGAAAAATAATTGATGTTTAAGACAACTCTAGCTTTTTCATCTGTACAAGAATACCCAACATGTTTAGTAGATGCGGGGAAAACTACTAGTCTATTTGCAACAGACTTGATTACTTCTCCTGTTTCAAATTTGGTGTAACCATTATTAGTGTTTACATAATAAATTGCTGTCATGCAATCATAATCATAATCGATATGCATTTGTCCCAATGGCAAATTTTCCGTTTGTCTTGGATTTAAATTTGCCTTGATTCGTATAAGAATACCAGGGTTAATCAGACTATCGAAAAATGGTTGCAGTGCTTGACACCACTGACTTTCAACTCCTTGATTTGGTCTATAAAAAGTATGAGTAAATTGAAAGATATCTTCATCAGGATACTGAGCTTTATTTGTTATATACTCATTAAAATACCAAGGAAGGTTTCCACCAAAGAATAAAGAATTTAAATTTTCATATACTTCTTGAGAAAAGTAATTGTCTAAAATTTGCATCACAGATCGCCGTCTTTACGATTCTCTGAGTAATGCACATCAAACTCACCACCAGGATAACGAGACTTGAGTTTGTCTACATTCATCTCAATAATCTCTTCGGGAGAAACATCTAGTGCCATACATGCCTGCATGAAATACCACATGATATCACCCAACTCACGCTTCATGTGATAGAAGTTTTCTTCAGTAGCAGGTTTACCTTGGAAGACCATCTTCTTTACGATCTCGGTAAACTCACCCGACTCTGCACACAGACCTACAGCAGCAGTAAGCAGTCGCTCGGTAGGAACACCGTCGTTGGCAAGGTCGTAGATACGGGCGGCAAAATCAGGATAGTTTTTACTTTCTTGCGAGGTGACCTCATTGACGAATTTGGCATACTTAATAAAATCAATCATACTTTAGAGACGCGAATGTTTTGTTAGTTGTGAATCGTTTTACAAGGTCAATCTGCTCTGCCTCATCTCCATGAGATTGTCCAGAATCAACCAGATCTTTTTGAGCAGATTGCTCTACATCATACAGCTTCATCTTTGCTCTGTCAATACCAACACAGAATCTTTTATTCATGGTGGGATCGTTGTAGCGATTCTTCAACTGCTTGACCATGATTTGATTCATACCCTCAAGCTCCTCCGTGCTAATAAGGGCAAACATAAGATCAGCAGTAGCAGGGAGACCAAAGGATTCACTAGTGTCAGTAAGGTCAACATCACTGCTACCGTAACCTGAGCGAGTGGTTTGCGTAGCAGATACAATAGGAACGTTACACTCCACAGCAAGACCACGAAGCTCTTCTGCGATTGCCTTGACGTATGTGTAGGAGTTGACAATGCTTCCTTTATATCTCTGGGAAGCACAGATATTAAGGTAATCCACAAAGATAATATCGGGTTTAATAGACCGCTTAAGAGCAAGATCAGAAAGAAGAGACTTAAAGTGTCCAACGTGTGCTGATGCCGTAGGGTACTCCTTAATAATTAGCTTACCTTGTGTCTTCTTACTGAGGTTTGTTAGTTTATTCTCAAACATCACTTTAGGTAGAGATGCCAAATCTTTGATATTTACATTGAGAAGATTTGCATCAATTCTTTCTGCAATTCTCTCCTCTGCCATCTCCATCGTGATGTAAAGAACATTCTTACCTTGAAGCAAACATGCTGCTGCGACATGGCACATAAAGAGAGACTTACCAACACCAGTGCCAGCAAGAGCAATATTCAAACTCTTATTTGAAAGACCACCTTTTGTAATCTTATTGAAGAATTCTAGATCAAACGGAATCTTATTTTCCTGTCGATGATAAAATTCATAACGAGAAGCAGCATCGTCAATATAGTCATGACCAATATGACTGTCAAAGCAAACAGACAGTGCCTCAGAAAGAATAGATGGAATTGCTCCCTTATCGCGTTTTGAATCTTTACCGTCTGCAATCTTAATTGATTCCATAAGAGACAAATAAATTGCTCTCTCCTGACACCACTTTTCAGTAGTATCTACGATCCAATCAAGGTCACTTTCATCATCAACAAGACTAGAAATAACATTCTGAATTTCTTTGTAGTTATCCTCCGAAAGATCATCTCTTTTGTCACACTCAATGCTAAGTACATTTTTTGTGGGTAGAGCATCATACTTGTTAACATAGTCAGAAATTTCAGAAAACACTATCATGCATCCACGACTGGTGAAATAATCCTCCTTAAGAAAGGGTATTACCTTCCTACAATACTCCTCATTATAAACAAGGTTATTCAGGATAGAATTTTCAATGCTCATAGGTAATGCAAATGGGTGCCAATGATGTACTTGTCTAGTGCTACTGTTGCCTTCCCAGCGTGGCGATACATCCAGTTGCATGGGAATATAAGCAGTCTACCACATACAGGAGAAACTGAAAAGTCCAATCTTGGAAATACAGTATTTCCTCCATCAGGTACGGTATTCAAATACAAAAAACATGTAATGAATCTTCTCGCTGAATTATAGTCCAGGATGTCAACATGGTCTAAAAATTCATCCGTTTTTTTAGTATATCTTTTAATTCTGCACTGCTCAAATGTATATCGTTTTGGAAGATCCTGCAAGATATCTACCTCAGAAATGTATTGATTTACATAATCCAAAAATATCTTTTGAATTTTCACTTGTATATCAGACCACTTTTCATTTCCTTTAATGGCTTGTGCAGTGATATTTAATTGTGTAAGAGACGGTTTCTTTAACTCTTCAACCCTCTCTTGATTTATCGTATCGTATTTAAACGTATCGATAATTTCTCGGCAAAAAGAATTATCAATAACGTTATCATAACAACGAATATAATCTACTAATTCTTTAGTCATAGGTAGTGCAAGTAACTTCCAAGAATATATTTTTTACCCTCAGTGACTGGTCTGCCCGCATGACGATATAACCACATGGG